TGGCGCAGACCGCCAAAGTGTCTTCGACTGATAGCGTTATGATTTTGAATGACCCGTGGACTTCGCTTTATGGCTATAATATGGCTGTAACGAACCAAGTCCCGTCTGACCTGACCAAAGGCACAGGTTCTAACCTGTCTGCTCTTATCGCTGGTGACTTTAGCCAGTTGATGGTTGGCTTGTTCAGCACGAGCGATGTGCTTGTTGACCCGTATACTGGCGGTTCTTCAGGTGCGGTTCGCATCCGTGTCATGCAAGAAGTAGACGTTGCTGTGCGCCACGCACAGTCGTTTGCTGCCATTACGGACATCACTGCCTAATGATGCGGGGGGTGGCTTCGGCCACCCTCCAATTCTTTTGAGGGTTTATTATGATTAAGATTGAAATTGCACGGAATGTAAGGGTCGCCGGGAAGCACTGCGAAGCTGGCGACATTATCGAAGTTAGCGAGAATGACGCGGTGCAACTTATCGCCAGCCGCCAAGCTATTCCGTATGAAGAAAAACAAAAAACCACTAATCGTTCTGTCGGTCTGGATACCAGCACTGCAGAACCTATTGTTAAACGCACACGCAAGAAAAAATAATGGCTGTTGAAACCGACACAGAACGCGCAATCTTCGTGGAACTCGATGATTTTGCGGTAGCTGCTACCTACGGTGGCGGCACTGTGAACGGTATTTTCGACAAGGAATATCTTGAACTGGATGGCGGTGGCACAGTTGCTTTCGCCATCAATCAGCCGCGCTTTGTTTGCCGCACATCAGATGTCAGCAGCGCAGCCGAAGGTGATGCTATCGCTATCAACGCGACAAGCTATGTCATCAAAGTCGTGCAAGACGATGGCACTGGCATGACAACGCTGGTGCTAGAGGAACAGTAGATGGCACATGTTCGCAAATCCATCCGCGATGATGTCGTTAGCACGCTGACTGGTCTTACCACGACTGGCACAAACGTCTATCAGACGCGCTTCTATCCGCTTGCAGAAGCGAAGCTGCCGGGTCTTTGCATTTACACGAACAGCGAAACCACAGAACACGCCACAATGACTAAGCCACGCACGCAGTTTCGCACGCTGGAAGTTATGGTTGAAGCGTATGTAAAAGGCACAAGCAACGTAGATAATACGCTGGATACGATTGCTGTGGAAGTCGAAGAAGCCATCACTGCTGATGTAACGCTTGGCGGTTACGCCAAAGATGCTAAGATAACAGCGTTTGAAGCCAGCTATGCTGCTGATGGCGACCAGCCTGTAGGCGTTGGTCGATTTACACTAGAAGTGCTATATGCTACTTTAGAGAACGATATAGAAACGGCGGTTTGATATGACAAAACGTGTGACATTGTATAAAGGCGATGAAGTCAAAGAAGTTTGGCCTGAGAACGCCGACAAGTTTGTAGCTGATGGGTGGTCTGCCGAACAGTCAAAAGCTACTAAAAAAACCAAATCGGCAGCGCGTGAAACTGAAGTGAAAGAGGCTTAAAGATGGCAACGCATACTGGCTCTGAAGGCACTGTTAAGGTCGGCAGCAATGCTGTCGGTGAAATTACTGCCTTTACTGTAACCGAAACTGGACAAGTTATCGAAGATAGTTCTATGGGTGACACTGCACGCACCTATAAAGCTGGTCTGAAAGACGCAACTGGTTCAATCACTGTTCGTTTTGACGGTGATGAAGTCTATGGCTCAACTGGTCAAGGCGAATTGGACGTAGGAAGCAGCGTAACGCTGAACCTGTATCCTGAAGGTGCTGACGCTGGTGACACCTATTACACTGGCACTGCAATTGTCACGAGCAAAGAAGTTGCTTCTTCGTTTGACGATATTGTTAGCATGAGTTTTGAGGTTCAATTCTCTGGCGGTCTAACGCAGTCGCAAGTCTAATATAACAGACAGGGGGTGGCACTATGTCTGCATTTGGTGAGCGCATCAGCGCAAACACGAATAAAACCACGAAGCGGGTTGAAGTTGAAGAATGGGGTGACGATAACGAACCTATGGTTCTGTTCGCCACCCCACTAAACTGTGGCGAGTTTAACAAGCTACAGCGCAAGCATCCCGATTTTCTGAACAATATGACCATTGAAGGTCTGGTTGACCTTATACTTCTGAAGGCAATGGACGAAAATGGCGACAAAGCATTTGACGTTGGCGATAAGCCAGTGCTGATGCGCCAGCCCGTAAACGTAGTCAGTAACGTAGCCGGGCAGCTTATGGGCGACATGCAAGGGGTCGAAGAAGTAAAAAAGGACTAAGCGATGACGCAACACGTTTCAGCGTTATCGCTTTGGCTGACCGACTAGGCAAGACCATTGGCGAAATTGAGCAAATGCCCTATACTGAACTGATTGAATGGGCTGCATATTTGGAACTTATAGCTGATGGCCGACCAGAACCTACGAATTAATCTAACAGCTTTTGATAAGACGCAGCGTGCTTTTGCGTCTGTTCGTAGTGGTCTTTCTAAAGTTAAATCATCTGTTTTTAACGTCCGCAACGCTGTTGTCGGTCTTGGTGCTACGCTTGCACTGAAGCAATTTGCTGGTCAGATTGACGAACTGGCGAAAAGCAGTGCGCGTCTTGGCCTGACTGTTAATGAACTGCAATCGCTGGAGTTTGCCGCAGGACAAACAGGCGTATCATCGCAAGAACTTGCAAAAGGTCTGGAACGGTTCAGCCGCAGCATCGGTGAGACTGCTAACAATATCGGTATTGCCAAGCGTTCCTTTGAAGACTTAGGCATCAGCGTTACTAACTCAGAAGGTCGAATAAAGCCTACGCGCGAATTGCTTGGCGAAGTATCTGACCGCCTGAAGAATGTTGAAGACCCGGCAGAGCGTGTTCGCATTGCATTTGACTTATTTGGTCGCTCTGGCACGAAGCTGATTAACACACTAAAAGGTGGCAATGAAGAACTGACTTCTCTGCAAGAACGCTTTAATGAAGTCACGATACAACTTACAGGCGAACAAGCTAAAGCTGTCGAAGCAGCTAATGATGGCTTTGACCGTCTTGGTAGGACATTTTCTTCATTTGGGCAGCAAATTACTGCCACAGTATTGCCAGCTATCCAGCATGTAGCAGAAGCATTTACGGTTCTTGGTTCGCTTGTTATTGCTAACATCATTGATGGCGTTGGAACACTGCGTAATAAATTTATTGCACTTGCACAGACTTTTGGTTTCCTAGAGGACGCACAAAAGTCGGCAATAGGTGAAGGCACGGCACAACGCCTGCGCGAGATAGCGGAAAGCTATGCGTTGGCTGCTGATAGTGTTGAGCCGCTTGCAAACAATATCAAGAAGGCTGGCGAAGAAGCAGTTGACGCTGAAAATAAAATAAAAACATTTGTTGCCGCAGCTAAAACTGATGGCGAACTTGCAGCCGAAAGCATCAGTGCGTCATTTGGTGGCGCTTTTAAGCAAATCGCACTTGGGTCACAAAGCGCGACTGCTGCATTTGATAATATGGCAGGCAAGATTATCAGCCGTTTGTTTGACATATTTGTTGTTGAACAGTTGGTCAGTTCTATCGGCGGTGTGATTAAAAAGTCTTTCCCCGGTGCGGGTGCTGCTGCTGGCACATCTACTGCGGGAACAGCCATTACGCCTACAATACAGCCGACAGCAGCCCCATCTGCTGGTGCGGTAGTAAACCAGACCATTAATGTCAGCACTGGTGTTCAGCAAACTGTTCGCGCTGAAATAGGACAACTAATGCCGCAGATAGCGGAAACCACAAAAGCTGCTGTGCTGGATGCGAAGCAGCGTGGCGGCACATTTAGCAAGGCGTTCTAATGGCATATTCTTATCCACTAACACTGCCGACTGTTTCAGGTATTCGCACCATTAATCTGCGCGCGCGTAATGTTGTTGGCATATCTCAATCGCCATTTACTCTGAAGCAGCAAGTGATTGCTCATTCGGGTCAGCAGTGGGAAGCAGAGATTACACTGCCGCCAATGACCCGCGCCGAAGGCGAAGAATGGGTGTCGTTTCTGGTCAAGCTAAAAGGTCAGCAAGGCACGTTCCTGCTAGGCGACCCATCAGGCGCAACGCCACGCGGTAGCGCAGCCTCTACACCCGGCACACCGCTAGTCAACGGCGCAGACCAAACAGGCGGCAGTCTAACTATCGATGGCGCGCCAGCTAGTGCGTCTGACTATCTAAAGGCTGGCGACTATATCCAGCTTGGCACATCATCGTCAGCAACGCTGCATAAGGTGTTGAATGATGTAACGACTAGCGCATCTGGTGAAGCTAACATCGACATCTATCCATCTATTCGCACAGCACCAGCCGATGATGCGGCAGTTACAGTTAGCAATGCAAAAGGCATATTCCGACTTGCCAGCAATGAAACAAACTGGTCAATCAACGAAGTGACACATTTTGGCATTACCTTTGCCGCAGTTGAGGCCATAACGTGAGCCGCGATTTACCAACAGCACTTGCCACAGAATTACTGGCGGCAGAGATTACGCCGTTTTTTGCTGTGGAGTTATTCTTTCAGACATCGACATTGCGGTTCTGGTCTGGCTTGGGTGAGCAGACTATTGATGGCGATATCTATGTTGGCAGTGGTAATATGCTTGCCATCTCGACCATTGACGAGACATCGGAAATCGCTGCAAGAGGCGCGACACTTACCTTGTCTGGCATACCTAGCGAACTTATCAGCCTTGCGCTGTCTGAGCCGTATCAGGGTCGCAAGTGCAAGATTTACTTTGGCGCGTTAGATGCAAGGGGTGAGTTTCTATTGCTCGAAGATGGCTCATTCTTGCTAAACGAAAATGGCTCTGCATTCAGTATTGCCACAGACACAGAAAGCGTAATGGCTGAGAT